ATGGCGAGAAACAAGCTGAAGGCGGTAGAAGTCAAAAACGGCAATGGCAAGCTGTTCGACGGCGCAGGTCTGTATTTGCTGAAAAGAGATGCCGACAAAGGCCGCTGGATCTACCGCTACAAGCACCAAGGGCGCAGCCGTGAAATGGGTCTTGGCCCCTACCCTGCCGTCAGTCTCGCGGAGGCGCGCAAGTCTCGTGACACCTGGGAGGCGGCGCTAAGGTCCGGGGAAGACCCGATTGCGACCCGTGACCGGCAGCGGGCGGATCAGCGCGCAGAAGCCAGTCGATCAGACCCGACATTCGCAGAAGCCGCAGAAACCACGTTTGAAGCGAAGAAGGCGGGGCTGCGGCGAGATGGTGCAAGCGGGCGCTGGCTAAGCCCGATCAAGCTTTACATGGTGCCGGCCATCGGGGGCATGAGAATGTCCCAGATCCACCAGACGGACATTCACCGGGCGCTGGCGCCGATCTGGCGGAAAAAGCACCCGACCGCAGAAAAGGCCATTCAGCGCACCAAGATCATATTTGAGCATATGCGGTTCTCAGGCGTGGAATGTGACCCGTTTACGGTGGACATGGCAAAGCACATGCTGGGCGAGGTGCGGCACCAGATCAAGAAAACCCCAGCATCAGCATGGCAGGACATTCCCCGGATCTATGCAGCCTTGAACCGAGATGACGCCTCCCACCTCTGCCTCCGCTTCAAGATCCTGACGCTTGTTCGATCTGCCGGGGTCCGAGATGCACGGTTTGCCGAGATAGACGGCGACGTGTGGACGGTGCCAGAGGATCGAATGAAGGGCAGCGAGGGAAAGGTGTCCGATTTCCGCGTCCCGCTATCATCAGCAGCGCTTGAGGTGGTTGCAAGGGCTGAGAAATGGAAGCGCAGCGCCTATATGTTCCCCGGCGGGCGATCCGGCGGTATATCTGACGTTGCTATCGGGAAGGTGTTCAGGAAGATCGACCCGAACGGGACACCCCATGGCCTGCGCACCAGCTTCAGAACATGGGTTCAGGATACCGACGCCGCGCATTATGACGTTGCTGAGACTGCGCTATCCCACATCATCGGCGGGAAAGTCGAAAGGGCCTATGCCCGATCTGATATGCTGGAACGTCGCCGCTCGCTTATGGAGGCATGGGCGCAGTTCGTGACAGGGGCGAAAGAAAACGTGGTGCCTATTCGGGGCGGGGCGGTGTGATATCCGCCCAATGGGTGGGCTGGAAGGTGCGAGAGAAGCCAGAGGCGGCGCGGCCTGAGAAATTCCACCTGCGGTCGCGATCTGACCAGTAGATAGGGACACACCTGCACCAATCCCCTCCCAACCCATCCAGCGGGAACCAGGCCAAGAAGTTGCTCCCATCGCGAGGTGCTTTTTCCATATCTGAGCGCCATACTATGCCGCTGGTACCTAGGTGCGCCGTCACTTGCTGCATCGCCCCTCTCCTATTCCGGTTTGTCGGTGTCTGACTGGTCAGCTTCATCGCGATCCAGCTTTTCACTGATGGCAGCGCGGACGAACTCCATCCAATGCAGCTCTTGCGCGGCGAGGTGATCGTTCACGCGATCCCACTGCCCCGGCGTAAGCGTAACCTGTTTGGGGCTGCCGAACTTATCCTGCGCTCTCTTAGGTGGTCTGCCCACTGTGGCGGCCTCAACATTTGCTGCGATCATTCGTCCACCTCGCTTTTAGTTTCCGCACGATTTTTTATCCATACAAAAACGCCTCAGTTACAATATGTATATTTACACATGTTTCTATATATGTAAATATAAGTTTGCAAACACCCCTTTGATGGAGAAGGCAATGGTCGCCTACTACAACGAGCACAACTCCACCTCCGCTAAGTGGCTTAGGTTGCTGATTGAGAACGACTTAATTGCGCCTGGCGAGGTGGACGATAGGAGCATTGAAGATGTTACTCCATCAGAACTTTCTGGATATTCTCAACACCATTTCTTTGCCGGTATCGGTGGCTGGTCTCTCGCACTCAGGCTTGCCGGGTGGCCCGATAGTCGCCCAGTCTGGACCGGATCCTGCCCATGCCAACCTTTCAGCGCGGCAGGCAAAAGCCTTGGGTTTGACGACGAGCGCCACCTCTGGCCATCTTTCGAATGGCTCATTCGCCAGTGTCACCCTGCAACTGTCTATGGAGAACAGGTTGCGCGAAAGGCTGGGCGAGAATGGCTCGCCGTGGTGCGGTCTGATCTGGAAGCGACAGGATATGCCATGGGGGCCGCCGATCTCCCGGCTTGCGCGGTCGGGGCGTGGCACGAACGCCCCCGGCATTACTGGGTTGCCCACTCCCTCAGGGTGCAGCAACGGCGGCAAAAACCATGTCGTCGGACGGCTGGACGAATGGGGCGGCTCATCAAATCCGTTTCGTGGGACAGAGGTTGGCAAGAGGCGCTGCGGGAGCTTCGAAGCCTGGATGATGGGCTATCCTATGGTGTGGGCCTCACTGATGGCTTTCGAAATGCAATCGTCCCACCGCTCGCGCAAGCGTACGTAGAATGCACGATGTAAATTCCAACAATCCCCCCCTTGATGGAGAGAGAGATGCCAGTCGTAGACTTCGAACCAAAGAGGCCCAAGGCCGCAATCGAACTAGCGCGATATCTGCGCACGCTGTCTGATCTTATTGAGGCAGGCGAGACAGAAACTGACCCAAGAGCTGCGCTTGTCGTCCTGACAGGGCCGCTACAGCACGAGGTTCTTCATGTCGGTCATGATGCTGATCCAGGGTTTATTCTCGGCGCCCTAAGCGCAGCTGAGGCCGTCTATCGGACAAATTACAAAACGATTGGCGAAAATATTCGCCCTAGAAGCCACCAATATACAGGCGGGAAAAAGCGCAGTGACGTGGTGTCAATCTGTCGCAAGGACCAATCCACCTACCCCCCCAACCCCACCCCTTTGATGGAGAGACCGATGAAGTACGTCGTGACGATGAGAGTAGAGACTAAAGCCGCTCTGGTGATTGAAGCCGACAATGAAGAACACGCCCACGAGGAAGCAATGAAGATTGCGAAAGCTGGTGGCGAAGAAACACTGGATGCCTTTGTCGATCCTCGCGACTTCGTTGAATTTGATTGGTCATCAGATGTCGATGAAATTCAGACTGCCGAGAGCGTGGGCTGGGACAAGCCAAACGTGCAAGCCGTCAACGTGCCGCTTGCACCCCTTAATCCATAATCCCCAACCCCGAAACGCACCAATCACCGGAGGGTGAAATGACCGAAGCCGCCACCTCGATACGCCACCACATCAAGGGACTGGTTCACGCCCAGTCAGAGCTTATCCAGATGCTCGATCACCTTGACCAGCACGGCAAAGTGCTGCGCGGCAAAGGCGGACGGGTGGCCGAAAGTTTGCGTGAAATTGCCGCCGATCTTGATCTCGACATGGCGGCGGCTCCCGCCGTCACTGACGAATCCACCTAACCTCGGAGGCATCATGAGTGCATACAACCAAAGCGAAATCTGGCAACACGTCAAAAGCGGCGGCCTCTACACCGTGATCGGACGCGGGATGATCGAGGCCGATCTAACCCCAGTGACCATTTACCGGAGCCTATGGGATGGCGCGGTGTGGGTCAGTCCGACCGCAGAATTTGAGGATGGAAGGTTCCGAAACATCGCCGTCGATGACGTCGCCGACTGTCGCCCTCAGTCGGATTATTCCACCTAACCCTCTCTCTGCGCGTAGCCCAACAGGACAAGGCACGGAACTTCTATTTCTGAGATTGCGGGTTCGAATCCCGCCGCGAAGTCCAACCCCGAAACGCACCGATCAGGAACAGCAATGACAAAACCTAAATTCACCTTGATGCAGCGCCTGCTAAGGCCGGTGATCAATTGGCTTGTGGAGGGCTGGTTCCCGAAGGGGTGTTTCTACGGGCGCAACTACCTAAACGACTTCAAAGTGCTCGACCAAGGCAAGGATGTCGTCGGCAAGACCGCGGCCATGTACCTGCAGTCGATCATGAGAAAAGCCGACGCAACCTCAATCATCTATGAAATGACAGAGGTCACCGAACGGAACGTTCCAGTCGGCAGCTACAAGCTGACCCTTGAAAAGATCGACTGATCGCCCACCCTGAAACGCACTGGAGATTAAAAGTGGCCCCTTTAACGTTTCGCATCATCGACAGCAGACACAAACACGTTCCACTTTGGCTTGGAGTGCTTAGATGGTCGATTTTCGCATCCATAGTTTTCGCTCCTGGCTTGCTGGTGGAAAGCGACGCAATGCAATGGGCTGGATTTGTTGTGATCCTCGGCGGCGTGCAGATCGCTGTGCTTGGGAGTACCAGCGAGGAGCTTACAATCGAACAGGCCCGCCTGCGCCTGGATGAAATTGAAGCCAAGACTTCCACCTAGCCCCAACCCAACAATCCCCAACCCCGAAACGCAAAAAGCCCCGCTCACTGGCGGGGCTTACACGTTGCTGTCATGCGGGTATCTGTTCGCGTCACCCATGACAGCCAGTTATCCGGTAACACCTCAGGATCACCGGGCATTGTCGCCCGCGCCTCCCCATAGGAACCACATCCCGCATCACCAGCGATCAGAGTTTCGCCGCAGCTGCTCAATGTCATCAGGGCGGCTATTCCCGCGCAGATCTTCCACTGCTTCACGACCGGCCTCCTTTCGTTTTGCGCTGTCTGTCAGCGTCTCGATGTACGTTTCCTTGCGTCCCTCTGCCTTCTGTGACCGCCCATAAGCCCAGATAGCCGCGAGGAACGCCCCAGCGGCCACCAGATAGCCCCAGAAGCGGGACAGGAGGGCCGAGATCACAGGTGCCACCCTTTGCGCTTGGCGAGGGCATATGACGCCTCAACCAGCGCGCCGATCAGCAGCGCGCACACTGCCACGATATCGGGGTCTGCTGCCAGCTGCGCGCCGATCTGGTCCGAACCGAATAACAAGGCCCCCACGACATAGCGCAGGGCGATCCGGGCAAGCGGAGAGAAGTTCATCATTTGCGAAAACCTTTCAGCAGGGAATTGATCAGGGTGAGCCACCAAGGGCGGGCATTGCGCTTGCGCTGGACTTCATCCCACCAACCGGCCGCATCAAATCCGGGGCATTGCGTTGCGGCTCCGGGCATATCCCGATGGCCCCGAACAACTGCGCCGGGGAAGCGTTCCAGCATCTTGTCGATAATCTCGATCATTGCGCGCGTTTGCGCCGGGGTACGGCTGTCAAACCCGGTGTTCATCGCGGCCTTGCGGACCCCGCCTTCAAAGCAGATCCCAACGCTTATGCTGTTCTCGCCTTTGCTGTGGGCGCCTGCCTCAAACCGCCCCGGCTGGCTCATATCGCGGCCCATTTCGATTGAACCGCTCTTGCGGATATACCAGTGGTAGCCGATTTCACGGAACCCGCGCCGCTTGTGCATCCGGTCGATATCCTCAGCGGAAACATCGTCCTCGACCGCCGTAGCTGAATAATGGATCACGATATACTTGACCTGTCCGTCAGGCTTATATGACATGCGTTATCTCCATGCGAAGAAAGCCCGCTGGCGGGCCGTCTGGTTCGATTGTTGGTGGTTTATTTCCGCCGGGACGTAATCCGGGCCAGCACCCTCAGGCATAGCCGCCTGTTGGGGTAGAACGCCATTTCAGTCACAGACCACCGGGCCTGCTCCTCGTCACTCAGGGACTTGTGCATGGCCTTGAGGTGCAGGTATGCCGCCAGAGCGCCGCCGCCCTTGAACAGCAGGTCAAGCCAGTTGCCGACGCCCCTTATTTGCGACACGCTGAGCAAGCCGAAGTTTACAATCGGCTGCCCCAACACCTGCCAGAAAAGCGTGTTGCCAACTGCGGCCATGAAGCCGAAGAAGATTGCGGCCTGTAGCCAGCCGGGCGCGTCGGGATCGGTCCAGCGCGTCGGCCTATAGGCCCACATCACCAGCGAGCCATAGAACAACAGGGCGACACCCGCGCCCCAAGAAACCCAATCACCCATCTGTCTGCTTCGCCCTTTTGCTCTGTTCGATTGTCTTGCGCAGAAGGTCGTGACGGCGCTGCGCCATTTTTTCGCGCAGCTTGTCCGTGCGAAGCTCAGCCCGCGCGAGGGCGGCTTTCTTTGCGGCGGCATCAGCCCCGCGTAGGAACTGGGGCCACTTCATTGCCTCCGCTCCCTGTCGTACTGGTCGATTGTGCGGATCGTCTCCACCAGTTCGGCGCTATGCTCACGCTCCCGGTCCAGCGCCCTATCGGTCTGGTCATTACCCCTACGCCAGAGGTGCCAGACAGCCAGAGAAAGCACGGCAATGACTGCCGCAGGAAGCCCGCCACCGATTTCCTTGATGATTGCTGTGAGGTCCATGGTTAGCGCAGCTCGCAGGCATAGGTTTGGCCTATAGTATATTGAGGCCACGTATCTGGGTTAGGCCATACATCCCAATAGGTGCGCTGGCCCATAAAGACCAATCCGCTTAATGCATATGAAGTGCCATCGACGACAAATGTCGTATAAGATGAAACCAGTGGCCTTACATCGCCTGAAAAGCTAAGCCTCGCATCATTAGTATGGGCACCACTCGTACGGCTGAGCTGCGCATGCAGCACAGCTCCCGGCACAGGCTCATTACTCAATGAGCCGTTATTTGACCTATTTATGAAATAGCCCGGCTCCCCGGGGTACGGCTCCCCCGCCGTCATGCTCCATGTCACGCCTCCCCCGCCTTGGTTCGCCGCCACATAAGCGCGCATGGCATTTGCAAAGAGGCTTCCCATTACGAAACCTCCAAGCCAACGGCATGGGTATTAGAAGACCCAATCCTGTGGAAAGCGAAATCCAGCGTTGCAGTGCCGCTTGCGGGCTGACCGGACCCAGCCCATTTAACGCCACCGCCGGGGATAGTGAAATTGATCATCTGTGAGTTCGGCTCTGCTACAACTACCCGGACATCCTCAGATACAACCAATGCAGACAAATCAATTGTTAGCGTCCCGGTCAGAGGACCGCCAGTAACATTCAGCCCTTGGCCTTTAGTCCGGTCCCACACCACGGTCCCAGAGGTATCATTCACCGAGTGCATCCGGGTGTAGTGTCCGATATCCGCCCCAGCGTTTGATGAAGTATCCCCGGGTGTACCATCGCGGAGGGAGCCATTTTGGGCGCGGAAAAGTTCAAGCTCCGCCGCATCTCCTGCCGCCCCTGTATTCGTGCGCGGCTCAAGCACCAGCCCGCGCACCGGGTTCGCGGCATTGCCAAGTGTCCCCGCCGTTGTCGGCACGAGGTTGTTACCGCTCTCCGACCAGTTTGCCAAGCCAGAGCTGCCCCCATCCAGCGCTGACAGATCCACCGTCAGATCACCACCGACCGACCGTGTGAGCGTTAGAATGTTGGTGCTGCTGTTGAAAGAAACGCCAGTCACAACCCCGTCAGCTGACCCGCCACCGCCCACGGCATAGCTCTGAACGCCGACATACTTGCCGAGGAAGTCAACCCAAAGGAATTCCGTGATCTGGAACGCCCCGCCACCGATCCGGGTACTCCCCACGCAAAGTGAGTTGTTCACCACGTCGATGTATGTGCCGGCATCGGAGCTGAGACAGGCCAGCCAGAACCGGCGCGCTTCCATTTTCTCGACAGTCAAGGTGCAGGCATATCCGGCGGTGTTGACGTAGTAGACGCAGCTTTGTTGAGGGGTAAAGTCGTGCGGCTCGTCAGGCAAGCGAATGCACTCATCGACGCCCACAGGGTACTCCCCGGCAAAGGACGTGGCAGCATCGAGCAAGGACCGCATTGCGCGCGGGTCAGGCTCAAGAGCGACATTCACGATATCGCCATTGCGCATTGAATGGCTGTTGTTCACGTCCTGCGCCGCGCCATATGGCCCCTCAGGCCCGCCGGTACTGACGAACTCGACCGGAACCCCGCGCAGCTCGTTGTCGCCGTTGCGGTTGTTGGCGGCATGGACACGATATTTCAGGGTTCGCGCGCCCGTGGTAGCATCCTTGTAGACTTGGCGGACCCAGATTGACCCCTCAAGGCTATTCAAGGTGCCGTCCAGATCAAGAGTGGTGACAGACGACCATGCGCCGCCGATGGGGTCAGTGGCGGAATGGATCTCAATATTGCGGTTCGCGCTGTTCTTGATGCACATGTACCACGTGTCGTCATCAGCCTGCGTAAGGTCAGGCTCAAGCATCGCAGTCGTGGTGGTGCCAACATTCATCGCGACCGGCGGGCCGAATGTCATCGCGTCGATATCAAGGCACTCAGCAATATATGGCCGGAACGTCGGGGACTGATTGCCGAACCCGTCAGTGTAATCGTCCTGCGTCCGAATGCTGATGGTCAGGTAGACCTTATCCCCGATGTTGTGGAAGCGCGGACCCCACAGCAGATCCGCCGCGCGGGTGGCCCCTGGTAGTGTGGTGCCGCGCACCCCGCCGAAAGCGTTGCTGCCTTGGAGCTGGCATTTGATGTTCACCGGGGTGCCAAGAGCGCTCAGGACATAGACCGAAAAGTCGTATTCCAGGCCCTCGCCTGCGGTTACGGGCATCAACCACGGGTCCATGCGGCGACGGCGCGCCCAGAATGGTTGACTGTCACGCCCGCCGGTTGTCGCATCGCCCGCGCCCCGGATAACAGGGAACTGGTTCAACCGCTTGAGGGTTACGCCATCATTGGACAGGTGAAAATACTGCGCGGTCACATCTTGGTTTTTGAAGGCAGACATCAGAAACAGGTTGTCAAGCTGCCCGCCTTCGCGCCGCAGACCGTCAACGCCGAACCCCCACAGTGCGCTGTCCAGACCTGTTGCGGTACTGTCCACGGTATAGCCCGCACCATTACAGAACACCCGCTGACCGTCGCGTAGGTCGCCGCGCTGGATCGCGCCGCGCAGCTTGTAGATATCGGAAAACTCAGGGCCGATCTCGAACGCCTTAACCCCGCCGATGGTGGTAAGATCTGGGTCAGCTTCAGACGCATCGGTCACGATGTACCGGGTGTTTTCCGTCTCAGCGCTGAGAATAGTCCCGACCGGGTAACTATCTGTCGCGTCCGCGCGCAAATCGGTCCCGTTGGCGAATGACTTGATATCGCCCGCGCCGCCGGTTCCATCAGGCAGGGTCACGGTCGCAAGGTTCCCGGTCAGCTCCACATCGCCGCCAACAACATCGATCGCTGTCGCGGTGCCCAGCGGGTTGCCATCGCTGCGGATCGCAACGCCCTGAACCGCCGACGTGCTGAGAGCGCTGGCCGGAGCGCGGGAGATATCGCCATCAACCTCGACCAGAACAGTGTTCTCAGGGCCAAGCGTATCGACCTGTGGGAGTTCGTTCGCGTTTTTCTGCGGTGTTCTTGTCATGCTCTATCCCTCAGCGAAGCTCAGACCAGTTTGTAAAGCCGCCGGTTGTCCGGTAGAAATGATCCGGCGGAATTGTTACGGAGGCTGCGGTCTCAAACGAACCCGGCGCGCCAAGGGTGGCGATGGGCACCCATGCGCTCCCGTCAGCTGAAACCTGCGCGATGCCACCGCTGGAGCCGTGGACCATCCACTGAATGGGGCGACCAGCGTCGTTCTGATAGGAGATGTTGGCGGTGCGTGATCCGTTCAGGTTCTGCCAATACTGCCCCACCCCCAGCGCTTTACCGTCCACCTCAGTGCCCACAAACGCCTTGACCGACTGCTGGCTGGGCGCGGCGGTTGCGCTGTCGCTTGCCATGTCGTCCTCATCGAGAAAACCGCGTGTGGCCACAGCCCCCAGGCCAAGGGTGGTTCGGGCCGACGCCGCATCAGACGCTGCAATGAGCGACTTCCCATAGGCCGTTACCGCGTTCCAAAGCCCGGTAAGGTTCGCAATCGCCGCCTGCACGTTGGTCGCGCTGTTCCCGGTGATCGGGGTGAACTTCACCAGCCCCGCGCCCGTCTCATCCGTGGTGGTGACGTGCCAATTGTCCGACGGGAACCCCGGCAAGCTGGTGTTCGTTTCAGGATCGCGGATATCCAGTTTCAGAACCTTGTCCGTGAACACGGCAGTGAAGTTGCCCGCGCTGTCCGCCACCAGAGGCGGAGGGACAACAACCGTTCCGGCCTTGTCCGAATAGACCGTCAGAGGGGAAACCGTGCCCTCCTTGTAGAAATACGCCATTGCGCCGGGGACAATGTTGCCATTGCCATCCAGCGCACGGGGCATAAGAACCCTGTTCGCCATGGTGTTCGCCTCTATGTGGGGAATTGGAACGCAAGAGACCCCGCCGAAGCGGGGTTGTGCCTTGCTATTGAAATCAGTGATTTAGATTACGCCGCTGCGTCCAGGGTTGCGGCTATGTTGCGGAACATGCGCTCATCAAGACCGTCGAAAACCCCACCTCTGTAGACTTCCCCAACAAGCCTGTCCTCAAGCGCAAACTGGATCTGCGCGGCAATGCCAGCCAGCGTGGCGGGCATTGTTTCCATTAGATTGCGTTCCAACTCGTCTCCACGCTCAAGGATGCGCTCGGCGGCGTCACTGCCATCTTCATGCAGCAACCAATCCGCCCGCAAGGCCCGCCACTGGTCCAGCCATTCGGGATGTGGGTCCTTTGCGGCAGCGCCTGCGGCGATCCCCACGCCGAGAGCGGGGATGGTGATAGACCCGGTGAGAAAGGAACGGCGCTTCATGCTGCGCCTCCTTTCGGAGGGAAAGGGCCACCAGATTTTGTAGTTTGCGCCACCGTGGCGCAAACCTCCCCGAACTCGGAAAGAGCGCTAAGATGCCGGTCGATTGCGGAGCGTAACTTGCGGCGGGAATAATAGACCTTCTCTTTAGCTTTCATCTTAGCAGTGTATTCACCCTTGGTGGAAGCCATCATCGCCTCATAGTCTGCGCTTCCAGTTTCGATACTGTCCAATCCGTTCATGCGGCGAAAGTCTGCATACGCCTCTGTCAACGTGCGGCTTTCGTTGTTCGCCGCAATCTCAGCACGGCGCAATTGGATAGCGAGGTCGGCAATCAAAACCGCATCAGCGGTCTTTTCGCCCTCAGTCTTTTCGGCAATCCTCGCTGGAGGATGGGGAAAGCCCAGTTTTTCTGACAGCTGCCGAGCGGCCAAAATGCCAAAGGTTTCCCGGCACTCATCGACCATAGCAGTTTTCCAGCCCATTTCTTCGGCGGTCCATTCGCTGAACGGCTTCATTTCGCACCCCCGATCAGCTTGAGTTTGCTTTGACCCATCCGCTCCGAAGCATAGACCTTTGCTTTATGCAGAAGGCCGTTTTTCATGCAGGCGGACGCTTTATCCGGGTCGAACATCCGCGCCCCACGCATCCCAAGCTGGGCCGTGCGGCAGTGCTCGATCTGGCAGCCCATTTCTGCAAGGCGGTTGCCGAGCCAGCGCGGCGCGTTCTTGAGCGGCGGCAGGTTGTGAGAACTCCAGATTTGACCAGAGGTCTTTCCCTCGACGTAAACTCCCGGTGATGACGGCTGAACAACAGTGGCGATTGCGGTAACTGCTGTGGCCATTGTGGCGATCTGCCCCTCAATCGCGGTGACCTTGCCCGAAAGCATCCGAGCAATGCCATTGGTTCGGACGATCTGCTCCAAAACGTCCGCCGGAAGGTGCTGCACTACACCCTCCATTTTCTCGCGAATTGCCTGGTTCCCCCACATATGAAAATCATGGCTCAGATACTTGGCGTAGGCGATCCCGATCTGCCAGTGCGCGAAAGTGCCCCCGTTCTTCCCCCGCTTGGAGGTCAAAACCTGTGCCTCACTCAGGTTTTGGGAAACGGCGACAGCGTCAATGAAGGCCCTACCCTCGAAGCGCGCCCAATTGTACGGCTCCTTGTTCTCAGTCGAGCCTGCCGCCTTCCACATATCGGTGAGCGATAGCATTTCGCCCTTCTCACGAATTGCCACGCCACCGTAGACAAGTTCGCTTCCAGTGATTATCTCATGCTTAGTCATTCAGATGTCCTTTCATCTGCTTGGTTAGACTAACCGCGCGCTAACGCGGTGCTGTTGTCTTCAGCAGCGGGGGCTGTTCCGCCAAGATCGCCCCCCGCTGCCTCTCCCACCACACTCTCAAGCGCGGCGAGAACTTCACTGTTCATAGAGCGGCGGTTTTGTGCTGCTCGGGCTTTGATTGCGTCACGCCATCCATTCGGCAGGCGAATATTGATGCAATCAGCAAGTTGGCTGGGATATTTTTTCAAATTCCTTCTCCATAGTTGCGACTAGCACCTACGTAGCAACTTAAAACCATGATTGCAAGTCGCACCCATTGCTTTTTTGGGTGCAAGTCGCAATTACCTAAATATGAGCGATAATGATTCCAAATACCCGAGCGAGCTTGCCGAGCGTTTTCAGGTACGGCTCCCAGAAGGGATGCGCGACCGCATCAAGGCTGCTGCGGCAGAGAACAACCGTTCCATGAACGCCGAAATTGTTCATGCGCTTCAGCTCTACCTAGACTTCGACTTTGAAAAACACCCATCTGCCACGATGACAGAGGAGCAGAAGGAAGAGATTTCCGAGACCTACCATAGAATTCTCCAAGAGCGTCTGATGGAGAAAATGGTCCAAGCGGGCTGGAAGCAGCCCGAAGACTAGACCCCGCCCCCTTTCGTGATTAGGTTGAGCAGATGGACGATTTCACCACGATTGCTGTAGGTGCTTTCTTTGGCAACGGCTTGTTCGTCGTTTTCCTTTGGGGCTGTCGGCGCTGGATGAGTGATGAGGCGCGAGGGGTGGAACGCATCAGCACAATGGCTCTAGTCGCCATACCGATGGTGCTTTTGATGGCCTATCTCGTCGTGGCAGGGTGAATGTCTGAGGTGTTAGATATCGCCATGGCTGTTTTCTTTGGAAACGGTATGCTTGCCATCTTCCTGTGCGGGTGCAGCCTCTGGCTCAAAGGCGGCGAGAGAGGGGTGGAACGGATCAGCACTTTAGCGATGATCGCTGCTCCCCTGCTGATTGTCATGGCTCATTTGGCGACAATGAACTAACCGCCTCCCCGCCCCTGCCAGCCATCTTTGTCAACAGATCATCAATCGCGTGACGGCGGGCGGCCTCAAGCAACGGGTCTTGGATCTGCGCGCCTGATGCAACCAGCGCCCTCGCAATCTCCGCGTTCTTCACAGTCGCCCGCTCCCCCAGGCGCTGGACTGCGGTTCCGATAACTGGCGCGGCGATCCCGAACTCCTTGAGCGCAAGCATTGCCATCAGGCCGTTGCTCTGCGCGCCCTGACCCACCCCGAACTTGCCCGCCTTCTTGAGCGCGTTTGAGGCGCTGGTCCCTTGGACAACGGCCTCCATCGCCTTCACTTCCTCATCGCCGAACAGACGGCGCTGTTTAGGGTTGTTCAGGATACGGCGAACCTGCACCCGGATACCGTTCTCAAAGCCAGAGGCTGCGTTCTGGGCACGGTACACAGCATCGTCAATAAGCTCTGTGCGCCGCAATTGACCCCACATGCGGCGGGCCAAATCCACCTCACTCGCGGTGTCTGGCGCTGCTTGGCGCAATACATCGTCCAGCCCTTCGACCATCTGAGAGCCGATTGCAGCCTCAACGCGGTTTGAAGCATTGCCAGCCGGGACTTGTGCCTGCCTGCGCAGAATATCCAGATCACGGAAACCCATTTCCGCTCGCGGGTCAGTGGCGGCGTCCATTATGCGGTCATTTGCACGGCTAGCCTGCGGCGTCAGTACGTCGTCCATACCCTGCCGGATCGCCCTGTCCTGCATTGCAGGCGCCGCTTTGGTCAGCGCGCGCCGGTCGAGGTTGGCCTGAGCGTCCGCGCGCTCGAAAATGGCGCTGGCTTTCGTTCTGAGTTCTTCAAGAGAGGGGGCCGACTTGACCATCTCACGGACTTTCCGACCTCTCATCGCCCGACGTGCAACTGTCCCCATCATGCGGCCAACGAGAGGAACGCCAACCCCAAATGCGCCGGACCATTTCGCACCCTCCACTGCATTTTTTCTGCGGCTTGTGAAATCTCCTTCCCCTTCCATGAAGCCATATACGCCACCTGAAACCGCCGCCACACCACCGGCCTTAGCCGCCCTTAGAACCCCACTGCCGGTCCTAAGCGCAGAGAATGCGCCAAGTCCGGGGATTGCTGCGGGTGCCAGTTCGGAAACTATGCTTGAGGCTCGGTTTTCCTTTGCGAATTGCTCTTGCTGCCCGCGATAGTGCTGCAGACGTTCGTCATACCCTCCGCGCCCCAGTGCCGCGTCCGTGGCGGCGGCTGCCTCATCACCAACAAGGCCGAGTGTCAGGCTTTCACCAGCGTTGTTCAGGAAGGTGCCAACCTTTTCGCCAAAATTCTGTGTCGTCGGGTCGTCGTCACCTAGCAGGTTTTCTTTGATGACTTGCCCCACGCCCTTCGGCGTTTTCTGCTCTTTTGCGAGCTGAAGAAAGCGCTTGGCTGCGTGGGTGTCGCCCGCGCCATCCGCACGGCGGGCAGCGTCCATCAGTTGCTCATAGTTTGCCATGTTCACTCCAAGCCATATTTGCGGAATAGCTCGTCATCTGTTGCTGGGGCCGCACGGGATTGCTCGTAAATCTTGTCACCAGCGCTCTTGCCGTGGATGACCCTCAGCAGTGTTTGCTCATAGTTCTCCAAATCCCTTTGGAAATTCGGGCTGGTCGGGTCGAGCGCGCCAGACATATCTTGCAAGAGCTTCAGTTCTTTCTCGGTGACGTTGCCGAGCGCGCCGCCTGTTTTAGACTGCCGACGCATTGCATTCAGGTTCTCAGCGGCTGCCAGCGACTTAAGGGTGTCGGTTTGGCGGATAACCTCTGCGCTATCGGTCCATGGCGCAAGCGCAGCGATGCGCGTACCAGCAGGCCCGAAGTCTTGATTGGACGCCGCTTCACGCGCAAGTGTGGCGGCATTCAAAACAATATCCGTTGCGGTGTCCTTGGCGCTTTGCTGGGCCGCCTCCTGAATGCTTGTGTCCTTTGGGCCGCCAGCAACCGGCGCAGCCATCGGGCGCCCTTGATCGTCCAGCTTGATCGTGCCGTCTGGATTGTACAGGTAGGTGAAACCCTCTCCTAGCTTGCTAAGGCCAGGGACAGGGTTTTGGGAGCCGCTGCTGACATTGACGGTAGTCTGCGGACTGTTGCTAAGCGGGGTGCCTTCCGGCAGCAGCCCAGCAGCGATATCAGCCTGAACCTTGCCGGGGCCTGACATGGGCTTCGGCGGTGCATTCAGTTCCTGAACCGCTTTCAGCTTGTCCAGAACATCGCCATACATCGCGGCAACTGTCGGGAATTCATCAAGGCTTTGCAATGGCTCCTCGCCAACGGTGCCCAGAAGCTGGTTCAGGCCGTCAAGATCCCCACGCTGATAGAACTGCATCCCCTGAGCGATACCCTGTTCCACCCGCGCCGCCTCTGCGGCCCGTTCTTGTGCGCCAAGAGACGCGGCGTAGGCTTCGGCCTCTCGGCCCATTGCAATCCGGCGCTGTTCCATCATCTGCGCGCGCGACTGCATGTTCTGCTGTGCGCTCTGCATCTGAACCGCCTGCATCGGGTCCAGCTGGGCCAGCGCATTCAACGCCTGCGGCTGACCAGCTGCGATATCCGCGCCCTGCGTCTGGAAGAGGTTGCGCAGCGCGTTCTGGCTCTGCACTTGGTTCGCCTGCTTGCGCGCTTGGTGGGTCTGCTGCGCTGCCATCGCAGACTGAGACAGCGCGTTCACGATATCCGGCTGTTGGGCCATAAGGGGCAAGCGGGTGTCGAGTTGGGCCATGTGCTGTCCTCAGGTAAATTTGAGTTTGGCGCGCGGTGCGACCTGCGTCAGGAAGTTGCGCGGGTCAATCTGCTGCATTTGCGGCGGCTGCGGTGGCTGTTGCTGGGCGAGGGCATTCACAGGCGCGCCCTGCTGTCCCATAGGGGCCGAAAGCGCGTTCTGCGGGGGCTGCCCCCCGAAATCACCGCCAGCCAGCGCGTTGGCCGCCTCTATGCGCCGGTCAAGGTGCGGAATACCGGGGCGGAGGAACTGCTGGCTGTAGATCCGCGCCGCCTCTGCCGGGGTTTGGGCTTGGGAAAGTGCCGTCCCCGCCCGTTTCTCGGTGTTTGCCAGCTCCCACATCGTGAAATCAAGCTGAGCGTCCAGATCGTCCAGCGCCACCCCGCGATCTGCGGCGTAGCTCTCGAACTGACGGCGGCGCGGCCCGGTCCACTGGTTCAGCCCATAGCCGCCACGCGATCCGGGCACAACGGGGGCATATTCGTTCACGCCGGTCTGAAACCCGTCGCTCTCTATCTGCATATTCCCGGCAACACCGATTGCGATATGGCGCGGCAACCCCCGCGCGATCAGACCGTTGACGACTTCCTGAGCGCTTGCCATAGCCTACCCCCAGAACCCGCCAGAGGCCCACGGGGCGCTGAGAGCGTTCGCAGGCTGAGGCGTGGCACCGCTGGTCTGGTTCTGGTAGTTCCAGATCCCGACAGTTTGATCCACGCCCTTCGCGAAGGCGTTGCCGACGCCGATTGCGCCTGCCGCCTGCGCGTTACCTATGGCTGAAAGTGCATTTGCACCGCCGCTGGCATAGTTTGCCCCGGCATTGGCCAGATTTGCAGCAGCAGCCTGACCTTGCGCAGCCTGCCCCGTCAGACGGTCAATATAATTTCCATAGAATGCACCAGAAAGGTCATTCGCTCGATCCTGTTGCGCCTTGATGGTCGCGCCGCTGAACAGGCTCCCTTGGCTTGCTGCGCTGCCGTCGATCTGGTCCTGAGACGTCTGGAGGACGTATTTTTGATACGGGGTGGCTTCAAAGCCTCCGTATTCAGTCCCGCCAGTCGGGTTCGCCTTGGCATAGGCATCAGCCGCAGCCCGGTCGCCGAATGTTTGGTCGCCGACCCGATATCGCGTCACATCTCGCGGGCCGTAGTCTCGCACCTGCTCGGTGTATTCGTCCGACCACCCGGCATTATGCACAACGTCCTTCATGGAACCGTCGCCATAGACCTGATCGGTGAACTCAACCACCCTCTGAGGATCGCCACCGACCATGGGCCGATCACCGCCCAGTAGTTCGAAGTTCAGGACGTTCTGATAGTTCAGGCCGCTGTCGTAAAAAGGCTGGAACCGCTCCTTCGTCTCATCGTAAATGCGGCCTTCAAGCTCAAGCTGGCTGTTTGCTGCCCGCTCTTGAGATTTCGCCGCCTTGCGCGATGAGGACGCGCCCAGAAGGGCCGACCCACCGCCGATTGCTGCTGCTGGTCCTGGCATCAGTTCATTTCCTTCCAGAGTTCTTCGGGGGTCTCGGCATACATCCGGTAGATTTCAGGTCCGACCTGAGCCGCCCAGTCATCGCCACCGACAATCCACGCGATGTTGTGGAAGACGCCGTAAATCGCAGCCCTCAGCATATAGGCCTTCGCGACGTCATTCCGGTCGCCGCGCTCCAGCACATTGGCCGCGCGCCATTGCAGATACATATTGAGCATGGCCGGGCGCAGGATGTGGGCGTGATCTGCAAAGAAGGGCGTGTATTCCTTGCCGAACGCCAGCCATGACAGAAGCGCATTATGGTTCGCGCATTTGCCTTCGTCTTCCAAATCGTCCCACTCTTGGGTCGCATGCCAGAGGTGCTCGGCAAAATCGACGGCGGCAGTATCACCCCTGAACCAGCGCGCGAAATGATCCTCAAGCGTCACGGCTGCTGCGCCTCCAACGCCTCGACCTTCGCTTGCAGCTCCCGGATCGCCTGCGCCATCTTCTCAAGCGTGATCTGTGTTTCTATCGTGCTGTGGCCGTCCGGCTTGACCAACGGGACGTTTGCCTGTGGTGTCTCAACGGTAATCATGCCAGCTCAATCTCCCCCACAGCCTCAATCGTCATATCGGTGTTGTCGCTGAGGGTGATTTCAAAATTGGCGTTGCGGAACTGGCCCAGGGATCGCCAGCGCACCACCTTGTCGTATTCGCCCGCGCGGCCCATCGACCGCACCTTGTCCCGCGACCACGTTTTGCCCCGATCCTTTGATGTCCGCAGTGAAACCTTGCTGTCCGTGCTGACTGTGACGTCGTCGCCAGTGGCAAGGGCGGTGTAACCATCCGTCGCCATCATGTACCCGCCGCCGATATGCAGCCCCGGTGAACGCTGCGCCGTTAGCGTGGAATTGCCTACCGCCCCGACCAGCGTCAAACGAGGCACACGGAACCGATTGCCGTTGTTGCGGATCGTGCGAGATACGGCCTTGCCGATCAGCGGCTGGCCATCGTCGCTAGGAATGCGATCAAGGCTGAACATCCGGCCAAAGGCTGAGCCGACAAAATCAGCACCAAAGGCCCGCACCGAATGCGTGGCCGACCACGGCGTCAGGCTTCCACCCTCGGCGCGCTCGTGCCATTCATCCATGACCATGTCATAAACCCACGCCTCGCGGTCAGCGAAGCGGATGACACAGAACTTGTGGCCCTCATCTTGGTAGTAGAGGCAATGGGTGGCGTCCTTCTGCTCCAGCGCCGTCTCAACGCCGCGCGTCGATACAGGCCGCATGGACCCGCCGGAAACCAGATAGGCGATGCCATCGTTGCCGACAAAGAAAGCGCCGTTCGGGAACTTGATAAACAGGCCAAACCGCAACAGTCCGGTGTCCATGTCGCCGCCGCTCATGGGGGCAAGGAAATTCTCCCCGCCGGTCTGGTACCAGCGTTCGATGGACTGTTCTTTGAAGATCCAGTAAATGCCCTGGATCACGGCCCCGCGAATAATGTTGTCGTCCGTGCTTTCTGCCGTCGCAAAGCTAAGCCCGTCGAATGTCTCCGGCTCGGTCACGTCGGACCAGCCGAAGCGCCGGCCATTCAGTTCTGTGACCACAGTGCGCTGGCCAAGAAACTCAACAGAGCCAACGTCGGAGAATGCCCCAGTGTCGGGCTGCGTCAGCGTTTCACCGTCCCAAACGTAGTAATCCCCGCCCGCAGACACGACAGCAGACCCATTGTTGCCTGAAATGGAAACATCCCCGTCAGCGGACACCCGCCCCAGCTGTGAAACCGTGCCGTTGCCGTCGATGCAGGACAGATCCGCGCCGGATACCGCAAACACCTTGCCCGCTTCCTGCTCCATCGCCCGCAGGGGAGCCGATGCCAGATCGACAAAGGGAACCATGCCGGGAACCCGTTTCAGGATGGGCTTATCGCCCGCCTTCTCGCGGTAGATGTTGATCAGCCGCGCCGGATCCGCCTGCTGGTTGTCGCCGTCCTGTCGGCTGCGCCCGATCCACTCAACGCGCATCAGATCAGCTGTCCAAGATGCTGCTGGAATTGCGGCGAGCGGCCTTGCTCGGCACCTCAGTCAGGCCGCGCTCAAAGGAAACGGTGTCGATGACCATATATGCCGCCTGGATTGACCGGAAAAAGTCGTCAGCGTCGAACGATGGCGGCACCACAAAATCCGGTGACAGCCGGGTTGCCAGCATGTAGACCACGCCGTCGTGATACTCCGGCCCCAGTGGGAACACATCCGACAGGCCAGCGTCCGTATGCTCGATATCCACGCTACGGAGCTTCCATTCATGGAGCATGCCGTTCAGCGCCTCAATACCAACTGCGGCTTCGTCGCCGGTCGCCTCGTCATCAAGGGCAACCACGCCGATCTTGCGATACGCGCGGTTGATGATTTCCGCCATTGTGGTCACGCTTTTGCGCCCTTGAGATTGGCGGGGCTATCCACCCAACCCTTGGGCAGCTTCCCATCGGGGAAAATCTCGCCAACAGGTTCACCGTCGGGGCCAGCCTTATAACCCCAGGTCGGGCCTTTTTTCGCCTCATCTGTCATGGTTTTCGCCTCATCTGTCATGGGAAAGGCCGAGGCCATAAGCCCCGGCCAGTCTGTTAGCTAGTCAGGCGCGCACCGAGGCGAGCATCAACGGTTTCGGCCTTGTAAAGGATGTCAAAACGGAAGGTCTGGGCCAGAGTGTTACCGTCAACAAATTCCGTGCAGGAGATTGTGACCTTTTCGCCCGACTTGGTCGTGGTTTTGACACCGGAGCCGTTGGGGATGTCCAAAGGCCGCGTGACAAGCGCAATCGCCTTAGGGTTCAGAAGCATGGACTGCTTGTGGACGCCATTGGCAGAGCCGGTCTTGACGGTAATCGCGGCGTTGTCCGCCGGAGCGGCAGAAACGGTCTGATACGCACCGGAAGTCACAAGGGGCGGTGACAGTTGAACTGTCGCATTGCCAGAGCCGTCAGAGTTCACATCGGCTTTCACCACGAAGGTCTGAAGGCGTCCGGTGTCCTCTTTCGAGACCGGGTTGACCGCGTTCACGCCAGCGATAGTGATGATATCGCCCTTCTTGAGAAGACCTGTGCGAGACGCCGCCCATCCATCAGTGACCAGAGGAGACGAAAAGCTCTGTTTCGCAGCTGCATAAGTCACGTTTTGGGACGCACCGTTCACCAGCGGGGTGCCGCCATGGTTGCCAACAGTGTGCGTCGGCGCGTAGACGGTCTGATAGTTGGTAAAACCGCCGTAACGTCCGATGGTTGCCTCTTCAAAGGCGGTCTTGGCCTTGCCTTGGACATAGACACCCTTCAGCCCATCGGCCAGCTCAAGAGACGCGTCCGTGCCGTGGAACGCAACGCGGCCAGAGTTCGAGACCGCGCCATCGGTGAGGATTGCCCCAACTCGGCCCAAATCCTTAAATGTGGACGGGACGGTGCCAGGAGTGCCGGAGAAGTGATAGAAGTCGGAGTATTTCGACGCGATATGCGCTTCCACCCGATCTTTCATCGTGATCATAGCTGGTTTCAGGATATCCTCAGAAAACCGGTTGAAGTCAAAGGTCCGCTCAAGCGCCCCGATCTGGACCGGGACGGTGTGCGTCTTGTCCAGGGTAATCGGGATCGTGGCCTGCTCGATATCTTCGCGGTAGCCTGTGATGTCGATATCATCCGCTTGGCCCTGGTACTGTGTCGGGCGGCGAATGCTGATCGTGTTGCCGACCTTCTCCGCGCCTCCGGGAGCCTGCCCTTGCAAGTCGGTGTGGACAGCGTTGCCCATGACCAGCTCATTCTCAAGGAGCATGATCGCTTCCTTAAGGATCTTGTCGGTAGTGTAGAAGTCGTTTGCCATTTTTCAGGGTCCTTAGTGGGTTCCACCGGCCTCACGCCAAGCGCGGTACTCCGCTGCCGACATTTTTGAGGGGTCTTTGCTGACACCCGCACCGCCTTTCAGGGGCGTAACCGGGTCCGGTGCTGTGGTTGTGGTGCGGGGCTTTGGCGTCTGCGCCTTCACGGTGCGTTCAAGCATCCGCATGGCCCCTGCGAGTTCGGGCGCTGGCATAGCTGCAAGATCAGCCGCCAATTCCTTGTTGCTGCCAAGGTAATAGGCAACGTCAGCGCCATTGTCGGATAGGCCCATGAAATAGGCCATGTCCTGACTGATCGGCACACTGTTGTCGCGGGCCACGGCGTCAAAGTCTGCATAGCGGGTGCGGGCGTCATCGAATTGGGCAGCCAGATTTCCAAAGGCTTCCTCAACTTGCTTTTGATGCAGTGCCTGCGTCTGCTTTGTGCTTTCCTCGGTCTCGCGCTCAAGATCCTTGACTTGACGGTCTTTCAAGCGTTGCTCAGCCTTGTAGGCCGACAATTCCGCAAGATATTCGTCGTGGTCCTGGAAGTCTTCAGCGTTGGGCCGGTTGCTCTCAACACCTCTGACGCGGTCAAGCTCTGCCTGCAATTTGGCGGCTCGGTCCTGCGCGTCTTTGGCCTCCTGCTTCACGCGGTCCATCTGTGCCTTTCGGCGCTGGTTCCGCGTTGTGCGATCACTCTTATCCTCGGGTTCCGGCTCTGCGCCTTCCACCTCGGCGGGCTGACCCTCAGTCTGCCCTTCTGTGTTTCCCGTCGCTTCCGACGCCTGATCTGCCTCAGGGGTCACGGCTTCTGGGGCTGCCTCCGCTTCGGGGGCAACCTGCGCTTCTTCCGTCATCGCTCATTTTTCCTTAGAAAATGGGGGCTGGCCCCTGCTGCTGTTGCGCCGCCATCATCGACAGCGCCCGCGCGACCTCCGCTTGCACAAGCTGGGATACCGCTGCGTTCAGTTGACCGTTCTTGGCGGCCAATTCGAGTTGTTCGTTCATGACTTCAAACTGCGCTTTCTGAGCGTCGGCCTCAGCCTCGGTGGCCTCGGCTCCCGCCTTGCGCATTTCGATCTGCATCGCGGCCTGTTGAGCCTGCGCCTGTTGCGCTTGTTGCTGCATGGCCGCCTGCATTTGCTGCTGTTCTTCTGGCGTCATATCGTCAGGGTCGCGGAACTGGGGCGGCAGACCCTTCTTCAGGCGCTCGGCAAACTGATCAGCGTTCGGCCAATCCATGGCGTCCGCGATAAGATCCCCTGTGACCTGAGCTGCGCCCGGAACAACGCGGATGAACTCCAGCATGCCCTCAGCGGTTTCCTGACGCTTGGTGGCGTAGTTTGGCCCGACATTGACGCGGATGTCATACTTGCCGACCGTCAAATCATTCACCGGCACTGCGACGGCCTGCCCGTCTGGCGAAAGCGCAATCTGCTGGTCGTTGATTGTCGTCATCTTCTCAGCGTCATCCTTGCCGAGAATACGAACGTTGCGCTTGGTGTCGTAGATCTTGGGGATCATATCGACCAGAATACGACCGGCGGTGGCGATGGCCTCTGCCATGTTGTCGGAATAAATCGAGGTCGAAACGTCGCTTTCCATCTGTCGCTGACGAATTGCGACACCTGATTTCTCGTTGCTCGACTGGCCCAAGGCGCTGTCATAGATACCCGTCGTGGCCTTCATATCCTCAGCCGCGCCCATGACCTGCTCAAGCATGGCCTGAGAGCTGATAGGAGGCGTAGCGCGCTGCGGTGCGCCAGGGGCCTTCTCGTCGGGATTGTAAGGGAGGTATGGCCGGTTCCTTGAATTGGCCTCATTCCAGAACTGTTCAAGGCCTGCAATCTGCTTTGCAGTGACCAGATACGGCGCCTTAGGTTGCATCCCGGCGAACTCTGTTTGAGCTGAACGCCAGTAGTTGTACATCTGCTGCGCGTCTTTGGCGTAGCGGATCACGCTGGACCGGTGAACGCGGTCACCGACGTGCCATTCCTCACCAGTGACGGCGACGACAGGAATGAACCGGGACGGCATCTCCTGCGGCCCCTCTAGGACGTCCTGACCGCTTATCTTGGACCACATGACCTTGTGGGTGTTGACCTTGCGGCGCTTAATTGCGGGCATGGGTGCAACGAAGTCCTCGGCATCAACAACTGAACCATCAGCCAAAAGCACGATCTCGCGGCTGACCGGCTCTTTCCAGAAGTACTCAGCGACGACTACCTTGTCGCCTTCCTGCCAGTGCTCAAGGCCGTCTGTGGTGCCATCGACCTCAACATCAGACGCAGACTTGCCGGGGTATGCCTCGTCAAACTCATCGCGCGCGATCTGCTCTGTGATAAACAGGTAACCGGCATCCTCGCGGGTTGGCAGCTCAGCCTTGGGGTCGCAATAGACGCTGAGGGAGTTGCGAATTCCCTTCAGCTTGATCTCTTGCAGAAAGCTTTCGTCGCTCTCGTATTCCGTCAAGATGCGGAACCAACCGATGGAAGACCCGGCCGCCAGTTCTGCCGACCGTTCATAGATGCGGCTGGCGTTGCTGGCATATTCGATTTGCCGGATCAGGCCTTCGTAGATCTCGGCGGTTTCGCTGCTGGCACCCTCATCGGCGGGCATCACATTGATTGCCGGGTTCATCCGGCGGATATCGCCTGTGACTTGGCGCACAAACTGAGGCATGCGGTTCATGGTCAAACAAGGCTTGCCCTCGGCCTCGCGCTCTTTGCGGATATCATCCGGCCACTGTTTGCCAACCAGCTTTTCCAGATCGTCAAGCGCTTCCTCGCGGTTCTCTCGATCTGCTTCAATCGCCTCGGCCATCCGGCTCCGCGCCAGCTTCAAGATCTTGTCGTTTGTCATGTTGCCAAGAACCCTTTGCCGCCTGCGCTGCTGTAGAATTTGGACACATCAGGCGCAGGGGCCGTATGCTCCTCGTAGGCTATCGCCATCAGGCCGAACGCGTCGGCAGCGTGCGAAGACCAGTCGTGTTCGGGTCCAAGGCCGATATTCCGCGCCTCGTCCCGCTTCTCGTGATACCAGCCGAGCGCGTCCAAGCCGGCTTCGGTGGCTTCTGCGTTGAAGTAGCAGTTGGGCAGAAGGCGACGAACGGCCTCGACCCGCTTGCTTGCGGCACCCTTGCCTTGGTTTGGGATCACTAGGGTTTCAAACTCAGCGTCCTGCAGCGCCTTTTCGTAGGAGGCGTCATGCACTTTGTCCTGCGCGCTGCCATCATGCGGCAAGACGCACATGCAGCCGCCATATCCGTTGTCCCGCAACCAGTTGACATGTGTTGCAAGAGGCTGGCCTTGCGCCTCGTAGTAGTTCAGCACCCTGATTTCACGCCCCACGAACTGAACAATCCAGATCGAGGTCGCGTCCGCCTTTGCCCCGGTGCCACCAATGTCCCAATATGCCCGGACACTCAGCAGCGGATCTGCGTTCACCCGGCCAATACGGCGGTCTGCGCGGGCTTGACTGAGAAGGTGCGCGAAATAGGCGCCGCTGAACACGGTCGCATACCCGCCCCCCCAGATGTGGTCGTATTGATCTGGTGTGTCCCTCAGGCAGTCTTGACGCTCAGCCTCAAGGACGCTGGGAAACCACGGGTTGTGCTTCCAGTTCGCCTGAACCACTGCTGCGCCGGTCGGGAGCGCGGCACCGCGCAGGAGCTGGTCTACAGGGTCAATCTTGCGCCGAGGGTTCCAGCCGAACCAGAGTTCCGATTTCAACCCCCGGCCCGGATCTTCCCAACGGATCGTAGGTCGCAGAAGGCTCATCGAGAACGCAGAAAGAGTTTGCGCCTCCTCCACCCATGCGCGGTGAAATCCCTCAAGGGACTTGATGCTGTCCGCTGTGTGGTCTTGCATCCCCTGAAAGATGATCAGGCCGTCTTTGGGGGTTTTGATTACGTCGTTGTAGGCTTTGAAGCCTTGGCTTTCGTCAAGTCCGTGTTCCCGCAGTTTGCTTTCAATCAGGCTCTTGGCCGAATGCTTTAGTGACTTCTGGACCTCGCGGATGCATACCATCCGAAGCCCCTCGCCCATGTCACCAGGCGCCGCGACTGCATCCTCGACTGCCAGGCCGCCAAAGAACTGCGATTTGCCAGAGCCTCGCCCGCCGTGCGCGCCCTTGTATCGGGCTGCCTCCAGAAGCGGGGTAAAGACCTCCGCCGTGTCAATTGTCAGCTTTGACAATGCGGCGCTCAATCAGAGCAACAGGGATCGGATTGTCACCCTCACCCTTCACCTGCAGCGGCAGGAGCTTGGTGTAAATCTGGCTCCAGAAGATCCGCTCGTTGCCGGGATCTTCCTTGGCCCATGAAACAAGGCGCTCCGTGCCGCCGAGCTTTTCCGCTGCGGCCTCGATAGCGTCCTTGACGGCTACCGTTACCTTGTTTGGGGTGCCTTTCTTGCGCCCGCCTGTCTTCTTGCGCCTTCCAGATCCGTCTACTTTAGAAGTCGCGTTATCGCCGCTCATAGGGGCAACCTCCGCTGATATTGTTGATTTATGGGTATCGAAACGCGCCCAAGCGTGTATTCACCACCGGGCGGCATGTTCCATTTGTGATATTATAAGCCCCGCCGCCCCACATTCAGCACCGTAATGAAAGCTCTCGCTTCCCCGCACATGCCGTTTACGCCTTAGCGCATGATGGGTTCTGACCGGTGACGGGGAGCGCCAGTGACAGAAGCGGTGCAGGAGGTTTTGATATCCGACGCGTACCCAAAGGCAGAGGCGCCGGACAGGTCTGGGACGCATTGCGAACCAGGACTAGCAAGTTGAGCGCGGGCCGGGATCGTCTACGGACATAATGCCCGGTCTTTGCCGCCGCGCTCAGAAAGACGAACCTGCTGACTGATTGCGGCCCCGGCCAGCGTCGGATGCAAATAGGCCTTCGGTTCGTCCGCCAGAAAGCGGCTGTGCGGGTCTTTCCCCGCCTGTCAGCCCTGCGCTGGACCTGCGAAAGGGGCGCGACCCCAATATGCTCTGTATTGCAGTAGCACCCAAGGCCGCTGGGGCTTTGGGTTGCGCTCGCACCTACCGTCTCACCGGGTCTGGCGGTCACCGGCTGGGCCGGATACGGAAAATATACCACCCGAAGTGTCACCCGGCAACCCTTTGCACAAGCCCTTGCGTATCTTCACCAGATACACGCCGGTCACCAAATGTCATCTCATACCAAACCCGACCGGCCTCAACTTTTTTCACATCCACAAAGAAGCCCTTGAACGGCCCGCCGATCAGTTTGGCCGGCTCTCCCGCGCACGGCATGAATGCGCGGATGCGCTCTTGCTCTTGCCGCTCCTGTTCAGTCGGCAGGCCCATTGCTTGATCAACGTCGTCTTGCGTCAACCGTACAGGCTTGTCAGCTATCGAGAACACGCCAGACACGATGCGGCGCTGACGCATAACGTCCCAATGGGGTTCGTAACTGAACTTGGCATAGATGATGCGGGCTATCATCGGCGACACGAATTCCCTATCCTGGCCGTTCACCTTGCGGAACTTGGATACCTCCGGGTAAACGACCTGCACCCCCGCGCCATCAAGGACACGCCCTAGCACCTCCTTGGTGTGGGCCTCTTTCTGCGGGGCGGTGATAAGGGCATGCCATACGGGTTCGCAGGGCTTGCCCACGATGCCGCGTGATGACCGGAACGGCCACGGGTCGCCTTCTTTCAGGTTTAGCGTCATTGGCGCGGCCCCATCAGCCGTGAAATCACGCGATTTGGCCAGCAGAAAAACCGGCAGAGAACCACCCAAGCGCGAGACAGCCCCGCATCAGCGACTGCATTAGGTATTTCGGCATATATCCAATAGACCTCAATACCGTCGTCCTCCAAATTACGGCCTAGCCCTAGGTCAACCTTAACGCACCACTCATGGCGATGGCCTCTGACCCTTATCTCTCCATGCGCTGGATAGTAATCAAGCTGGCTGAATTTCATTGGCTTAACTCTCGTCATTGCTTTCCCCCTGCCTGCTTACGGTGCAGCGAAATGCCCGAACTGATGGTCGTCGCGCTCCTGTTCCCAAACACCTGCGCTATGATCCGTTGCGGGACGCTGTGGTCCTCGGTAAGCACTCGCCAGCACTCGCGGCGCAACGATGTAAGGCCGCAGGAAGGGCTCGCACCGCCGCTGCTGGCGCCTGCGAGGAACTCAGACAGATCAACGCCCCGACAAGCGGCAAACTCTTCGGCGACTTCCATAACCTGCTTTTCGTGCTGCCGATCAGAGATGGCCTGTTTCTTCGGCTTGGTGCGCGACCTGACGCGAACCGGCTCCGCTCCGGAGGCTCGCCAACTCCTGTGCATTGCCAAGTTTTCAGCGCGGGCAAGCTCAATCATTCTGTGCATGCTCATAAGTTAGGCCCTCGATAATCGTCATGCCTATGGGTCAAGGTGGCGCCGAGGTCTCGGGTCTCTCTGTACTTCTTGAAGCCCGGCGCATTGAGGTTCTCTTTTTGTGTTCCCCAAGCGAGATTGTCAGGGCGGTTGTTTGCAGGGTTTTCGTCAAGGTGCATTACCACTGACTTTTCAGATGGGCTCGGGCCGTGGAACGCCTCGCATACAAGCCGATGGACTTTGAAAGTCTTGCCCTTGTAGACGGCGATAAATCGGCAATCCTGCTTGTTCCAAACGCCGAAGTGGGGCTGCCCGCCATATTGACGTTTGCCCCCACGCGGCATCCGCGCCGAGTACGGTTTGACCATTATGCGGCCCTCACTTGAAACAAGATATTGGGGTGCGCTCTCCGGGATTTTCCAAACTTCGCCCATCATTAGAAAGGTATCTCCGTATCATCAATGTTGTGCGAAGACCCGCCCTGGCTCCCGTAGCCGGACCCCTGATCCCCGCAGCCGCCGCTATCCCCGCCACCGCCGGAGCTACTGCCGCCCTGAGCGCTGTCCAGCATGGTCAGCGTCCCGCCGATGCCCTGCAATACGACCTCAGTTGAGTACCGGTCCTGGCCGCTCTGGTCCTGCCATTTTCGGGTCTGCAACTGGCCTTCGATGTAGACCTTGGAGCCTTTGCGAAGGTATTGCTCTGCCACGCGAACCAAGCCCTCGGAGAAGATCGAGACAGAATGCCACTCCGTCTTTTCGCGGCGTTCGCCCGTGTTGCGGTCTTTCCACGTCTCAGAAGTTGCCAAACGCAGGTTGCAGACCTTGCCGCCGTTCTGGAAGCTGCGGACTTCGGGGTCACGGCCCAAATTTCCGATCAACTGGACCTTGTTCAAACTGCCTGCCATCAGCTGGCCTCCAATTCTGCTTTGTGTTTCTGGATGCCTGAAAGGATCGTGGTGTGATGCCGCCCAAAGTGCTGGCCGATCTGCTCAAGGCTGTAACCTCGGCCATGAAGCTCGGCCCAGATCTTCCGACGGGGGATCTTGAAGTGATCGAACCGCGAGGGGCCGCGAAGCTCACTCGGCAAGACCTTGTGCGCCATGGCAACGGTCTCCGTGACCTGCTCCATCAGGCTTGATGGGGTTGCGACGGAACCGGGCTTCATCCGGTCGTGCAGCCCAGCGGTGTAGGCGTCCTGACGGATCTTTTCCACCAGTTCTGCGCGCTCTTTGGCGTGGCGCAGCTCCATTTCTATGAGGCTCTCGGTGGTCATTCTGCGGCCCCCTGCGAAGAGGCTCCAAAGCGGCGAGGCTTGAAACCGATATCGCGCATGATCTGATCCGCGTTGGCCGGATCCCCGCGCCGGGCGCTCGGCTCAGGCTCAGGGCGCGGAAGGCTCTGCACCGCCTTGGCACGGGCCTTGATGATCTCTGCGCGGATATGCCCCTCGTTGGGCATCTTGTTCGGGTTGCTGAGAACAGCGGCGCGGCAAGCGGCCTGAACCTCGGTGAGCGGGAAATCTTGCAGGGCGTTCATCCAGTCGACCAGCATCCGGTCGTGCGCTGCTGATCCTCGGTCGCGCTCCCAGCCGAAACGGTCGAACTTCTTGGCGAGAACTTCAAGCTCAACCGCCACCATAGCCCGATGTTTCGCCAAGTCCTGCGAGCCGAGCGATCTGCTCAAGGGCAGGGTCAGGCCGGTTTTCGGGTCGGCGGGAAGCTGGTGCGTTGCGGGGGTGGACATGGTTTTCGCCTTTCAGAACTTCGGTGATGTAAGGGATCGGGTCGTGGGTTCCGGCCTGCTGCGCGGCCTCAATTGCAAAGAGGACGGCGGGCGGCCCGGCCTCCTTGATCCACTTTCCGATCATCCGGCCGGGGTCTTTGACGCCCATCGCCGCAAGGATTGGCTTGCCAACTTTCCAGACGGCTTGCGTGGATGCGGAAACAACAACGATCTCGCCGCTAGGCTCAGTCGGCGGCGCAGCCGCGCGCTCTCCGTCAGGAGAGGTTGTTTTATTGTTTAATTGTTCTTTATTGGGTTGCTGGCGGGTTGCTGGTGGGTTGGCGCTTGGGTTTCCGGGCGTTTCCTTAGCCTGATATTCCTCATAATTACATATGGTTATGATGGTGCGCCTTTGGGTTGCCTTGCCGGTTACGATTTGGGTTATCGCGCCTTCGGCCTCCAGCAGCCCCAAGAACGTGCGGAGCGCCTGCCGTCCCATGCCGGTTTCAGCTTCCATCTGACGCTGAGAAACGCAGAGTTGCCCGCGCTTCACGTCGATCATCTTGCCGCCGACGTTGAACCGGGTATCCTTCCATGCAGCCTTGTGCAGCATCCAGTGCCACGCGCCGACTCGGTGCGCGGATCCAGAGAAAATGGGGTGGTCCCAAATCTTGCGGTAACTACAGATCCAGCCACTCATGACGCACCCACAATGCGAAGGCTCTTTGCCTCTTGCTGGCGTTTCCTGGCAGCCTCTGCCTGCCTCTCTACAGCTGGGAGGATATCGGCACCTTCGACGTGATAGAGAACATCCACGACCTCCGATGGGTGGAAAGCATCTCTCATGACCTCATACACGGATGGCCTGAGGGCGGAGATGTCCACAAAGTAGTCGGTATCGACAATCGTTTGGTCTGGGATGAACTCGCCCACCAGGCACTCGACCTGCCACCTCAGGTCATTATCCAGGTGCTGCATTACCTCTGAAACCTCGACGCGAAAGAACTCACGGGAGGCATTGACGCGCTGATCATGAAACTTCTCATGTGCGCGCAACTCCATCTCAACGCAATTGGGCGAAAAAACCTCGTATGCGACCTGAAATGGTGTAGGCACTCCCGTCTGCCATAGCTCGTTGGCTCGCTGCGCGACGGACCTTTCCGTCCGGCCTATTTTCAGGATCCCGGGCATGCTCGGGTTTCTCAAAACATAGACGTATCCCTTGCTCATGAGATCTCACCTCGATATTCCACGCCAATCACCGCGAGGGCCTCAGCGACAGTCGATGCCACCGCTTTCTGCCCGCGCCATGTGGCGTGCCATTTCTGTTGATCAGGGGTCAGCTTGCGGGCGCTTGGCGGCTTGCTGCCGTCCTTCACCTCGATCAGGAAGCTTTGCCCGCGAAAGCCGACGGCGAGGTCAGGAAAGCCATCACCAGCGGCGTGTGTGGGTGTGACAGTGGCCCCAGCGGCGCGAAGGGCTGCGACGACCTCACCCTGATTGGCGTCCACCTTGGCTGCGTATCGTCTTGCCATCAGTTCTGCCCCCTTGCGCGGCGCATACGGCGAATGCAGCGGTTCATGATCTTGGTGCGCTCCGCGATGGTGTCTGAGAGGATCTTCTGGCGGCGCATGATACGAGGAGCCAGTTTGGCCAGACGCGCCAGCTCCGCCTCATTGGCGTGTTCCATCCATGGGGCGCCAAGGCCGAATAGGTCGTCCAGAGGCGGCCCGCCGTTGTCGCCAATCGCGGCAGCCCATTCAGCGGCCATGCGGTCTTCTGCGGCCTCTTGCGCTTCAACGAGGCGCAGCAGTCGATCAAGTCCATCATCAAGCATGGCTTATTGCCTCTCTGTGTGTAGTGCAGGTCGGTGTACTGCTCAGCGTGAAATCAGCCGCCCCAGCGCCTTTGACAGGCGGTTGCGAATGCTCTTGGTGGAATTGGATTTGACTGCGCGGCACGGGCACTCAGCCAGCGCCACCATCAGTCCATGAGCCTCTGAGCGCGGCAGGCGGATGACGATTTCGTCACCCTCAGCCCTGACGGTTGGCGCGGCACTCATACCCGCCACCCCATGTGTGTGCGGATGCGCTCTGCGCGGGCTTTGAGGGCTTGATACCTGCGATATGCACGGCGGGATCTGGCCTCGTACCAACGGGCCAAGAGGTGCAAGCGGACACTCATTTCGGCCCCTCTATCTGCTGGAAGACGATCTCAGCGCCAGCGATCAGAAGCACTTTGAGAACAATCGGCCCCGGCGCGTCATTGTGGCAGTTCAGCCAGTTGTTGACCGTGCGGGCGTTGACCTCCAATGCCACCGCCGCGCGCTTGCAGAGGTCATGATCCGAGGTGGCCGGGAACGCGACCCAGAGCATATCCGAGAAAAACCGGCGGGCCGTTTTACGGTTGCTTTGCGGTTTTGCAAGATTTTTCCAGCCGTCGCGCATACGTCTGATGCGTGAGGATGAAACGGGTGTAGCCAAGGAGGATCGTGAATGGGTCATGTGAAGTCCCAAATTCTGATTTTACAGGGAGGGTTAGGCGGCGGAGAGCTGCATGGCTTTACGAAGCTCTTGCATCTTCTCGCGAACCTTGGAGCGCGTCCCTTCGCGCGGCTCCATGCCGCTCCGAAGCCCAGACACAAAGCCTGGATCATTCAGTGCTTCTCGACCCAAACGAGAAGGGGCGACCCCAGTTTCGCTCAGGAACTTTTCAACTTCGGATTTGAACTCAGGTAGCATCATGATTGGCATGATGTAGGATTTATCCCTCACTGTAAAGAGGATTTATCCCATTTGCGGCCATCTGCTGCATGTAGGATAGTCCCTACATGGACACTGGACAGATGATCGCAGAACGAATTGAGAACTTGGTGCAAGCAAAGGGCACCAACCCAAGGGCAGTGTCCTTGGCCGCAGGCATGAGCCCGACCGGTGTTCGTGACATTATCATCCGCAAAACGAAGAACCCAACCTTCGCCAACATACTAAAAATTGCTGAAGTATTGGAGGTGGATGTCACGGAGATTATCGGTGGCAAAGCGCCTCAACGTGACACCATCGCCATAGCCGGTAAAGTCGGCGCCGGGGCGCAGGTTCCTGTATTCGACGTCTACGAAAAGGGCGACGGCCCGCAGGTTGAGTGTCCACCCGGCCTATCACCGCACGGCATTGTTGCTGTTGAGGTCGAAGGCGACAGCATGGAGCCGGTATATTCTGCCGGAGACCTGCTGTTTTACACGCGGGATAGCTCGGAGGGTGTCCCCGGAGACGTCATCGGCCACCGCTGCGTTTGTGAGGATGCTGACGGAATGGGCTGGGTAAAACAGGTCAAGGCTGGGGATGAGCCTGGGCTCTTTCATCTTATTTCATTGAACCCTACAGGTGCAAATATGTGGAATGTGCACCTCAAGTGGGCTGCGCGGGTCAGGCTGCATTGGCCGGTGGAGTTTGTGAGGAAAAAATGACTGAAATCAGCACCGAAACTGAGGCCGGAAGTATTAGCGAACTGGTAGCAAGAGTTGAAGCTCTTGAGCTGGAAACTGCATACCTGAAATCAGCTATCGTTATATTAGCAACCGCCGATCTAAACGCCGCAGCGGTTTCTACGGAGCGATCTTCAAGTTCGAACGGAAAAAGTGAATCATACGACAAAATGCTGGAGCTGCATGAGCGGATGTTTGATCTTCTCTCTATAAAGCCAAAGGACAGCGGCGATGAATAGCACAGTTTCCGATCTGGCCGACTATAAGAAAACCTTGAAATCCAGCGGCGGAGGGGGCACTTATGACCCTATGGAAGTACGCGTTGCAAAGCTTGAGGCTGAACTGCACTCCATCGACAGAAGGCTCGATGGGATTGATCGCCGCCTTGACCGCATTGAGGATAAGATCCCCTCTAAGTGGGACATGGCGCAGGTTATTTTCTACGTAGTTGGGGCCCTGATGGCTGCTGCCATCTTTGGCCCGCGACTACTGGGGTTGATATCCGCAGCAACCTAATTGTAGCTCTATTGTAAATCGACAACCCCGCTTCGGCGGGGTTTTTCTTTGCGCGCTATGCAGTGAGTTTTGAGCTGAGGGGTGGCATCACCCTTGTAGCATCTATGGCGATGGGTGAAAATAAATTGTAGGATTTATCCTCTTTATTTATTGACGTAGGATTTTTCCTACATTATGTTGGTTCTCAAGCAACGGGAGAGCCAACATGCAAGACCGCGTATTCAAGACCATCTACCTCGGCGACGATATCGAGTGCATGGCGCAGGTGTTTTTCACCACCGATTACGACGCGCCTGACGCCTCTGTTGGCTGCGCTGGCGGTCATGGTGTTTACGCCTCAATCGCTGATGCAGTTGTTGAGGACGTCCTGCACTCCCGCGATGAGCTGGCCGAGATCTTCGGCAAGGCGGACGTGACCCGCGCAGAGCAGATCATTGAGGCGCAGCTCACCGAAGCACTGAACGACGGCGAGAGCATCATTGACGATGACGGCGCTGAGTTCGACCCGGCGGATTACGCCGCCCCTATCCATCAAATCGCAGCGGAGTGAGCGCTATGACCATTCACCCTATCCACGTCATTCCTAGCGATGACGGCATTTACAAGACGATAGGCGGCGACCTTGACGTGACCGCACCTCTTGGCACTGGCTTTAGCGACATCTCATCGCTTTCAGATGCTGTGCGGAACTGCTTTGAGGATGCGCACCCTGCGCTGCCTGACCTGATCATCAAGCTTTTTGAGACGGAGGCCGCAGCGATGGAGAAAAAGGCGAAGGGCGAGATCACTCAATTCCACAAGGCTCAAGGCCTCCGCTTTGCAGCCAAGACAATCGCGCAGTCAACGCCATGAATAGCGCCTGCAACGTCCACCGGATCGGCAAGACCATCGAAAAGCTGCGCACTGACTACGCTGCAGCCTCCACCCCGGCGGGGCCTCTGCCCCCGGACCACTCACGGGAGCCCCGCCGGGGGCTGGATACTGGCAATCCCGGCTGTGTCGCTGACGCCTGCGAAACGCTCAATAGCGAAGCTGACCAAGAGCGCTTTCGGGAGAGCCTGAGCGACGCCTTTATCTGGGGCGTCTGGTTCCTCGCGTTCCTCTGTGCAGCTGGCGCGTATCTCGCCGCTGGCCCCATTCTTCGCCTCATCGCGTGGATGGCCGGCGCTGCAATCTGATCCTCCCTGAGCCGCGCACCAAGACGCGCGGCCAACTCTCCCCCGGCGCATCCTGTCCCATACTCGCGCCGGGGGTCTTTTCCGAAAGGTGAGACAATGACCAAACATGAAGCGATCCCCGCTCTAGATACCGCAGTAGGGCACAAGTCAATTGCCTCTGCCCTGTCTGCCGCTCAGATGGAAATGGGCAAGGCCCTCAAGCAAGCGAACAATCCGCATTTCCGCAGCAAATACGCCGACCTCGGCAACGTTATGGATGCCTGCCTTCCTGCCTTGAATAAGAACGGCATCGCGGTTGTGCAGCCGACCACTGACGACGACACCGGGCGTTATGTCAAAACCATACTGATCCACGGCGAGACCGGCGAAACACTGGAATGCCGGGTGCCTCTGATCGTCAGCAAGAACGACATGCAGGGATACGGATCTGCCGTCACCTATGCGCGCCGCTATGGCCTGATGGCGATGGCTGGGATTGCCCCGGAGGACGACGACGGGAACGCTGCCGCGAAGGCAGCCCCGCAAGTGCAGACCGTCTCCGCTGGACAATACACCAAGCTACGGGATCTGGCGCAGGCTGCGGGCGTCACCGAGCAGGATATCTGCGCCAAGGTCGGTGCCCCCAGCCTTGAACAGTTCCCCGCCAACCGGTTCGACGCTGTTGCGAAGGGCTTGCAAAGCAAGATTGACGCGGCCAACCCAAGCCCCGCCGAGCAAATCACAGGCGACGAAATCCCGCATAAGGAGCCTCCACATGCCCCTTGATATGTCCATCATACAAGAAGCCTACGCCGCGCAGCGGTTCGTCTATTTCGACATCGAAACCATCCCCTGCCAGGATGAAAGCTACCTGCATGACCTCGAACGTAAAGTGAAGCCTCCTGCCAACTTGAAAAAGCCGGAAAGCATTGAAAAGTGGTTGGCTGAGAATCGCAAGAGCGCCGCTATTGACGCGCTTGCGAAGACCAGCTTCGACGGCGGGCGCGGCCGTGTTTGCACCATCGCATGGGCGAAAAACGACAGCCCTATCAGTGTGCGTCACGCCAAAACCACCGCTGACGAGCGCGATATTCTCGCAGATTTCTTTGCGGACCTCGACCCGTACCACAGCGAAACACTGGTGGGCCACAATATCGCGGGGTTTGATATCGGCTTTCTCCGCAAGCGGGCGGTTTATCTTGGGGTGCGGATGCCTGCTCCGAACAGCTTCCCCCGTGATCCGAAGCCGTGGGACCGGTCAATCGTGGACACCATGACGGCATGGGCTGGAGGAACCGGCTGGATCAGCATGGACGAACTGTGCCAGATCCTCGGCATTCAGGGTAAAGACGGTTTTGACGGCTCTCAGGTTGCCGCAGCATGGGCGGCAGGCGAACACGACAAGATTGCGGAATACTGCCGCGATGACGTCCACCGCACTCGCGAGATCCACAAGCGCTTTTTGCAGGCCGGTTTCTAATGGCCACTCCAAAGCAAATCCGCAAAACCTATGAGCAGGTAGAAGACGAGGCCAGACGGCTGGTGTCATTTCTCTGCGAGGACACGGTCCAAACGTGTCTTGAGGAAACCGCCACGCGCACTGGTGAGAGCCTGGAACAGGTCAAAGAGGTCATGGCCGCTGAGTGGTCGATGGCGGGGAGTGGGTAATGGGGCGATATGAGCTGCCTGTCAACTATGATCGCCTGCACTGGATGGAGCGCCGCGAAGTCCGCGAGCAGTATGCTCAGGAGCAGGGGGGCAAGTGCCAGCATTGCGGCGCCGACTTGGCCGGACAGCCGGCGAAGCGCATCCTGCGCAAGCGGATCAACTGGGGCCTGTTCCCCAAGAATTTCCGGAAATACCCGGTTCACCTTCATCACAGCCACGAAACCGGAATGACCATTGGTGCAGTGCATAATTACTGCAACGCAGTTCTTTGGCAGTACCACGGCGAATAGGGAGGCGGAACAAATGGCAACGCGCGTCTTAAATTCAAAGGAGGGTATTGGGCCGCTCGCGGACTTTCTTGGCGCGCGAGACAAGTTCCCGCTCACCATTACGATCACGAAGGGGGCCGCTCGGCGGGGCAGGCAGAACCGTCTGGCTCAGCGTTGGTTCACGGACGTTTCACGCCAGAAAGAGGACGAAACCCATGAGGAGGTGCGCGCATACTGCAAGCTGCACTTTGGGGTTCCCATCCTGCGGGCGGAGAACGAGGCGTTCCGGCAAAGTTATGACCGCACCATGCGCCCGCTCGATTACGAAACCAAACTTGCTGCGATGAAGAACCTGGACATTCCCGTAACCCGGCTGATGACCGTGAAGCAAATGACCGCCTTTATGGACGAAATGCAGCGGCACTGGTCCGGCTTGGGCTTTCGACTGACGGACCCGGAAGCGCTTAAGTACGAGGAAGAGTTTGCATGACCGACCTCATGGGACGCGGCCCACTCGGCCTGAAAGGCGCCAAGCCTCCGAAGCCACCCCGCAAGCCGATGAAGGCAAGCGGCCCGAAGACGACCAAGCTGCGCACCGCCGCTAAAGGTCAACCCTGCACACTGCGCCTGCCCTGCTGCAACAGCAACCCTGAGACCACCAGCCTTTCCCACATACGCGCATTTGGCTGGGCCGGGACCGCAGAGAAGCCGATGGATTTCCTCGCGGTCTTCGCCTGCTCTGACTGCCACGACGCGCTGGATCGGCGCAGAAACGGCGAACTCTGGGGCTGGGATGATGTGACCCGCGCCCTTGGGGAAACCCTTATCGCACAACACCGCATGGGCAACCTGATCGTTGCTTGAGCGCCTGAACGGAGAACACACATGACTGAATTGAAATACAACAGCACAACCACGCTCAAGCGCATTCGCGAGGGTAGCCCTGGAAGTGGGCGGGCTTGCGAGGAGGGTTACGCCAAGCTGCTCAAGACCCTCGGCAAGACCAAGGCCGATGATGAGCCGGTCACGCTGCTGCAGGTGCTGGACAGCAATGGCTTTGACGACGCACTTTGGGTTCTGTCCTACGCGATGCCTGACGACCGCCTAGCGCGTCATTTCCAAGCGTGGTGCGCTGAGCAGGTTTTGCATTTGTTTGAGGCCGAGTTCCCGAACGACACGCGTGTGCGCGATCAGATCGCCATGCTGCGGAACGACGACGCCACCGAAGCAGAACGGGCCGCCGCACGGGACGCCGCACGGGACGCCGCACGGGCCGCCGCACGGGACGCCGCATGGGCCGCCGCCGGAGCTGCCGCACGGGACGCCGCATGGGCCGCCGCCGGAGCTGCCACACGGGACGCCGCACGGGACGCCGCACGGGCCGCCGCACGGGACGCCGCATGGGCCGCCGCACGGGCCGCCCAAGAAGCACAGCTGCGCAAGATGCTGGAGAACGCACATGACTGATGCAGGCAAAGAGGCGGTGGCAGGTGGCGACCGCTTGACCCAAATTGAACAGCTTATGCTTTGCGTTGAGAGCGATCTTTCTGAACCGTGCCTAGACACGCTCTGGGAAGAGACCAAACGCCTCCTATCCGAAAACGAAACTCTCCGCGCCCAACTGCAGGCAGGAAGAGCGGATTACGGCTGCCCTGACGATGAGACCGCGCTGAATTACATCGAATCCACATACGGGGATGACATGCGTTGCGCAGTGTCGTGCATGTTTGATGCCATCCGCGCCCTCAAGTCCACCAGCACTGAGGGGGAGGGGTGATGGACTGGCAACCGATTGAGACAGCGCCGAAGGATGGGACGGAAATACTAGCCGTGTATGTTCCTAGTGGTAAATTCTCACCAGATTTTTCTATCGTTGAATGGGATGGAAAATCTTGGGTAGGGAAGTGCGACGGATATAGGTCGATTGAGGCGCAGAGCGATTTTCATACAAATTACCATGAGCCGTTTCTGACCCACTGGATGCCCCTACCTGAACCACCAAAGGACCCCCAATGACCGACCTGATTAAAGCAGCGGATGCGCTGGCGGAGTGCCAAGACGCTAAAGATCTACTGGCCGCTTGCAAAGTAGATCTAGAGAAAGCCGTCGTTGGAAGAACCGCTCAGTCGCAGCTGATGACTATTCATAGGGTGCTGGGATATGTTGAAGAAAATTTATCAGTGATCCACCACACCCTCACCACCTACCGCCAAGCCCGTGAAAGCGCGGATGGGGTGAAGGTCAAGCCGTTGGTGTGGTCAGAGGATGAAGAACATGCGATGGGGTACAGAGAGAACTCTCTTACCCTGATCGGACCCTATTGGGTTGAAGATCACGAAAACAGCGGCGAATGGCGAACTTATTTCGATAGCTTCGCAGGTGATGTCTTCATCTCAGGATCAGATAGTGAGGAAGACGCCAAAGCCGCAGCCCAAGCCGACTACGAAGCCCGCATTAAAGCAGCACTGGAGGACTGA